GCCACGTTGATCCTATCGATCATGACATCTGTACCGATCTTGTAGATCAGGTAGAGGTAGCTATCGATGAAGGATATGCCCACGATGTTGATGTCATCTTCGAACTGCCACTTACACCAAGCTGATTGGATTTTCTTCCGGTCCTTATCGTACCACTTGTAGACGTAGAGTGCGTTAGGTTCATCCTCAGATAACGCCAAGAACACGTCAGAGGTAGGACTTGCGGCCAACGCTCGGATGTTCTGTGGGATGTAACTTGGGATTTGCACAGCAATGTCTTCACCGTTCACGGTCTCCCTCGCACTGTCCACGTAAATCTCTCGTGCAATCGTGTTGGTAGCACCATCAGCAACGAAGTAGGCACTAGACCCTACAACAACAGGTGCCACATCGATTGAACATGGGAAACTGGTAGAGTTAGTGATCCCTACGCTCTCAGCAGATAGGGTAGAGGAGGAGGATAGACGGAACTGTTGCTTATCGGAGAACAACAGAAGTTCATCAGAGAATGCAGCAGCGTGATATAGTGTGGATACTCGTCCGGTAGCGGAGGCTACGTCGATGGGGTCACTGTCTAGTAGCTGAACTACGGTGGTCCGGTAGAGGTCCTCAAAGACTACAGTGGACGAGAGGACGACGTTCTCCTCACTCAGGAACCCTAAGCGACCCTTGAAGAGGAAGATACCATTGAGGTTCCTGCCCACAAAGGTTGGGTTGGGGTTACTATCGTCGTCACCGCAGGTACGCTGGTTCCACACATGGGGTGTAAACTGGAACGTGTTAGGACCCGTCTTCTCGAGGACGTGGGGCATCGTAGTGGCGTCAAACTCTCGCTTGGCGTTGTACCCGATAGTTTCCTTCCAGATACCTTCTTCGTACTCTACCCAATACGATACACCTTCATCGTCGAGGTTACCCGCAATCTTCACGAGGCGACCCTCAGCCTCTGTGGGAGGGAGGTCGTCAAACTCTTGTACGGATGTGGTGTAGAACTCGATTGCCCGCCCACCGAACTGGTCATCAACTTGAACTACGGCACCAGAGGTGATCCCAAAGGTCACTAGGGCACCAATCGATGTAGCATCCGTGTACCCCTTACTTACGGCACTGGTCGCAAGGTTTTGAGCAATCTTAGCGGTACCCTCTACCGCAGTGGAAGCAGTAGTGTTATCTTTGGTGGTGGTGGTAGCAGCGAGTACGCCATCGACGTACAGCGCATACGCTGTCTTAGGGACCGCCTGCTTAATGAATGCAGAGGCTCGAGTAGCAGGATCGGTACGTGTATCTGTGATGGCGTTGGTAGCTACTACGGCACCCTGATTGAGGATGAAGGTGGTATCAGCAACCGTAACGAACCGCAGCTTCCGCCACATATCTGACGTAGGGAGGTATGACTTCCCAAAGGGGTAGGTCACCGTCTGTTTCACCCCGTTGGTATCAAACAACTCAAGGTCACCTTCACCACACACGAGGACATACTTTTCGTTGACCCCTCGGTCGATTGTGTGAACTGCAGTCTGATCACCCACGGTGATACCCGAAGACAGCTTAGCGATAAACTCTGACGGGGGGCGTTTCATTAGACCCGACACGATAGACGGGTAAGCGTTTGTCATCTGTTCACCTGAGGTGCGCAGACGGGAAGGGGACGGCTGTTGGGAGACCCCAGACACAAGGTTGGGGATCGTAGAAGCAACGAGGGCCATAGGGTTCTCCTGAGGTTAATAGCTTAGGCGATTAAGTGTTTTGAACATTGTGTAAGAACCAGTCAGGACGTTGTAGTCGGCAGTCCGTAGCTGGTCAGCGTGGAGTGTAGCCATCGCCCCTAGTTCATCATTGGTATCATCTTGGTTGTTGGCACCATCCACACGGTTCTCAAAGATACGGGCTGCGCGTAACGATACGTAGCGCCTAGCGGTCTCTGGGAGTTCCTCGAAGGGGAGGCCGACGACTAATGTGACAGTGAGAGGACCATCGAAAGTGTACGCTTGGCTGTCCTTGTCGTATAGGCGGGAGCCTCGTTGGATGACGTCTCTGGTGGCGTCTGTACCAGCGGTGTCCACAGAGAGGGTGTTGGATGGTAGAAGAATGTTGTTTGCGCCGTTAGGCGTCAGGATGAAGTCCTTTTCGGTGTTCCAGTACCAACCTTGAGATTGGAGTTCGCGGTTCACCTTCCGGACGAAGTTGAGTGCGATCTGGGCATCGACCCCGAGGTCACCAGCGATGGTACTGACCGGCGTCTGTCCGATATTCTCGAGGCACTCATTGACGGCCTCAAGTTCTGTCGTAGGTGTGATCAGAAATGACATGGCTGATCCTCTTTTAGGGGGTTACAAAAGTCCCCCCGCCGTGAAGCGGAGGGAGAGCTTACAATATCGTAAGTATTAAGCAGCAGCGCGGAGTGCGCGGATACCTTCTGGACGCAGAGTGCCATGACCTACGGCCATCTTAGCTACCATGAGTGTACCCTGACGACGGATGTCGTAGTCACTCTCAGTGGACAGGTCCATCAACTTGACGGTACCCAAAGCGCCACGCTGGAAGCACAGAGCGGACAGATCAGTCGTGTCAGCCATAGTGCCAACCTGAGTTGGGCTGTCTGGGTAGTCAGCAGTGTTACCTGCAAGCAAGTGGTTCACACCGATGTTTGGCGACTTGATGATGGACATACCAGCGACTTTCATCACGGTACCATCTGCGTACGAGCCGTTCGTACCGAAGTCACGGTCGATAAGCTTGTCGTTCTGCACGAGGCCCCAGTAGGTTGCAGGGGAGACCAGCACGAAGCGGTCCTCAGTCGGCAGGAACAGAGCGTCCATAGCAGCAGCTTCTGCGTAGATAGCGTCTACGATAGTCTGAACTGTTGGTGTTGCGCCGACGTTTGTGACGACAGCATTGCCCTGATCAGCTACAGCACCAGTATCACCGGCGACAGCAGCACCATAGGCGATACCGATCAACTGACGGTCGTACGTCTGAGCGAGGGCAGCACCCATCTGCTTAGAGTATTCCGAGCGAACCTCGTAGTGGTTCTTAGCTTCATCGATGTTCGCAATGAACGAGGACGAGATCAACAGATCATCGATAGAGATGACCTTCTCACCGTGCTCTACGGCAGAACCGAGGATTTCAGCACCGGGAGTGTGGTATTCAGCGCCAATACGACCGATTGCGGGGAACTGGGCAGACTTACCGGATGTAATGTTACGTACGCGGGTCAGACCGGCCATAACTGTCTTAGCGTTGAACGAGGACATAACCTCGCCAGAGAAGACTTTGAGGAACAGGGCGTCGGTACTGCCAGCACCATTGGCTTGACCTACACGTGATGGAGTTGCGTTAGACATAGTGTTTTCCTTGAATGGAATTGAAGTTTTGGGTTTGGTCACCTCTTTGACTTCACAGCCACGTCCCACGAGGTTGTCCTCCGCAGAGGGCCAAGCGTTCTTGTGTTTGTTGTCTTATGGGTGGGAATAGAGTGGGGGGCAGACCGTCGTCCACCGTAAGCACTCATGAAGACACCCTAAGGTGCCCTCAAGAATACTTGAGGATCGACGCATGGGATGACTTCGAGGTCACCACAGAGGCGTCGATCAATAGTATGTTACTTCTTAGACCTATTGGCCTTCTTGGATATGATCTGGAGGTTCGAGGAACCGTTACCGGCTTTCGTACCCCGTTTGTGATCCACATCCTTGTTTTTCAGCGCGGCTTTACCGTGCTTACGGATCATCAAGCGTCGAGCAGCATTCCGCATAACTCTTTTCTTGACGTTCTCGGGCCTCGCTTGGTAGGCCTTATCGTAGTCTGAATAGACCCTACCTGACGGAGCAGACATTGATCACCTCCTTTACGCATTACAAGATGTTGGAACGCTCCAGCTTTGCTGCGACCTTCGAACGGAACGCTGGATTGTTGTCGTACTCAGGGTTTTGCATGTCCTTCATCAAGTCTGCTGTGGACTCATAGACACCTTTGCTAGCGCTAGGCTGGCCCGTGAGTTGGCGCTGGGGTTCAGAGCCGTTTGCCGCAACATATTTGTTGTTGAGGTTTTCGATAGCCATCTTCGCAGAGTTCATATCCCCGTTTTCGAGGATGTTGTTGAACGAGTCGATCTCAGCTTCGGATAGATTTTCAGCAGCCCAGCCCACGATTTCATTGTAGGCCTCTTCAGAACCTACAGGAGATAGGACCTCGGAACGGACGGCGTCTGCTTGCGCAGTCTGACCGGCGATATAAGCGTCAACCATATCAGGAGTGATACCGACCTTACCAAGAGCATCGAGGCTCTCAGCGGTCAACTCACCCTTTTCAGCGTACTCACTCGAGAGGGCGTCCATATCGAGACCAGCTTCCCCCACAGCGGACTCAGCGGCCTCTTGTGTATCAGCCGCCTCTTCCTTGGGTTGGGACTTGCCCCTCTCCAACTCTGCGTAGGCTTTAGCCATATCCTCAGGTGTAGAGAACTTCTCTGGGAGCCACTCAGGGCGATCTGGAGTTTCTTCTCCAGCCAGTTGAGGTTCATCAGTCTTGGCTGTTTGAACTGCCTCCTGAGCCTTCTCCTCTTCTTCGAGGGATGGATTAGGGTTCTCTGAGTTGATGGTTACATTGTCAGTCATGGATTAGCCTTGTTCTGGGGATTGAGCCATATCTCTCATGGCCCCTGCGCCCTCTTTTGCGATTGCGGGTATAGCGCCCTTAATCATTTCTGCCTGCTGCTGTTGCTGCATGGCCTGCTGTTGGGCTTGCTGTTCGGCTTGTTTCTGCTCGTCAGACTTCACAAGTCCTCCGAGGTCGATACCGAGTGCTGTCCCGATCCGGGTGATGTAGTCACCGACGTTCATGTGTGACTGTAGGACTTCTGGCCCCAGTGGAGCGAGAGCCTTCAAGAACAGATCATACTTCGATAGATCATGCCCACGACCCAGCGCCTCAAGACCTGTAACGATGGTAGGCTTGGCGACACCCTTAGGTAACGCGGGGAGTTTCTTCTGACGTGTCAGTCGATCGATCACACGCATGACGTATGGCAACTGGTATTCCTGTGAGAGGATCGAGTAGACACCACCTAGTGCATCCTCGAGTTCCCCTGCCATGTAACGTACCTCTTCGGCGGTTACACGTTCACCATTCCGTTGCACCGCTGAGTTCATCAGGAATGCGTAGGCTAGGCGATCGGTGATCGTTGCGATCTGCTGTTGAGCCACCGACATGTCGGCTTGTTTGTTTACCTGCAGGGTCTGTACATCTTCAGGCTGGCCCGACACGGCAGCACCATTCTCGGCTGTCATGACGTCCTTGGCCCGTGTGACACCATTCGGTCGCACGAGGAAGACGAGGCGGGCTGCGGCAGCGGACCCTTCCAAGAGTGCCTTGGAGAGACCTTCTAGGGATATGAGATCACCGAGGTACTCCTCGACGTAACTCCGCCCGTAGTCCTCTCCGTCAACTCTAGTCCACCGAAGTGCTAGGACCGGTGACTTCTCTTTCGGCCATGAGCCTTCCGAGGCAGGTACTAGGACCCCATCGATCTCTTGGTACGATAGGACCTTGTCACCCTCGAGGTAGAACTTGGTGTGCAACTTGATGGTATCTTTCGGGTCCACCTTGGAATGCTCACCCTTTTCTCCCTCAGCCACGAGTTCCTTTAGGTCTTGCGGGAGGGATGCAAAGGACATCTCCTCCTCGATAATAGTCTCCAGCATCTGCCCCATAGGGTCACGCACGGTCACATAGCGTGACAATGGGAATACCCGGGTGCCCCCGTCTTTGGGGAGGTAGAGCAGGACATTACCTGCTACCACCAGATGCTTGAGTGCCTCAAAGTGAGCCGAGCGATCACCGCTGTCCTCTATGGACTGCATGACCGAGCGTTCGTACTTACCGAGGGACTCATCAACCTTCGCTCTCGCACCCTCTTCCTGCGCAAGTTCTGTGGCAGTGAAGTCATCGACCCGCATCGCGAAGAACGGGGAGTTAGGTGGGAAAAGCGAAAGGAGGAGTTTGGACGCGAGGTTGTTTACCCCACGTGCGCCGATCCCCTGATATGGAGTTGGGAAGACTGTGTGCTTTCCAGACCCCTCAAGGGGAATTAGTGTTGGGATTGTTAGCTTCGCGCCTTCACGGGCACGAGTGAGGTAGACCTCACGGTCCGCCGCCAGCATCTCGTATCGCGCTTGGCAGGTTCCTGCATTACTCATGGTCTACCTCTTTTGGTTATACGCCGGTTTTCTTGGGGATACCGCCAAGCATACTTGATTTACCTGCGGCAGTGGTTGGACCACTTTGAATCTTGTAAGCACTGAGTCCCTGACGGCGACGTGCCTTTGCGTCCTTACCTCCAGCCGACTTAGGAGCAGCTTGCTCTAGTACAGGGGGCGGAGCAGGGGGTGGAGGTGGCGGGGGTGGTGGAGGTGGTGGTGTGGGGGCGTTGCACATAGTTATTTATCCTTCGAGGATGTTACGGTTTTGCTCCTCGAATAGGCTACGGATGTGCTTTACTAGAGCAACCCGCCCTGCATTGAACCATATCTCCCGCTCTGGTGTTGTTAGCGCAGGGGATTGGTCAGGGCAGATGCCTTCAAGGTAATCGATGATGTCTTCTGAGACTAGAGGTAAACCTGCCACGCAGTCCTCCTAGGGTTTAACATAAGGTATACATTGGTATTTCCTTCTTCTTGAGGTCCCTAATTAATGAAAAAATGACTGACCCGAAGGTCAGCCAAGTTAAGTCATTGTTTTTATTCACAGGATCGAATTAGTTGTCCTGTGTTCTCGTCGTACTTCAGTTCGCAGGCACCCCCTTCATCTGGTACAGACTCCTCAGACTTGACCGAGAGGACAGAACCAGTAATTGGATTGGGGCGATATGTAGTACAGCCTTTGCACCCTTGTTCCCAAGCTTCCATGTAGACCCTTTTGAAGTCCTCGAAGCTGATGTCTTCCGGGCAGTTGATCGTCTTGGAGATCGAACTATCTACCCAGCGCTGGGCTGCTGCCTGCATACTCACGTGCTGTGACGGACTGAGTGTCTGGGCCGTTACGAAGCTTTCCGGTAGTTCAGTCCCGGGATAGCGTTCCTTCCACTTACGGACTGAATAGTCCTGCACCAGTTCCACTCGGTGACTTCCGTCCTTCTCCAACACCTTACGCTCATACTCGAGGGCAAAGATTGGTTCGATACCGGAAGACACGTTACCCGCGTAGAGACTGATCGTACCCGTAGGTGCAATCGAGGTCATCAGGGCGTTACGGATGCCATGCTTTCGGATACCAGCATGAATGAAGTCTGGCATCTGCTGCATGTTCCAAGTCTTTAGGTACTCCTCAACGTCCAACATTGGGAAACTACCCTTTTCCTCGGCGAGGTCGATCGAGGTCTGGTACGCAGTAACCGCAATACTGTGCATCAGGTCATCTACCCACGCTACAGCCTCAGGTGACCCATACTTAATGCCACCCAGCGCCAACGCAGAGCCAACACCAGTGACCCCTAGACCAATCCGACGCTTAGCCTTGGCTTCCACCTCCTGCTGAGGGTGTGGGAACCGAGAGACGTCAACGACGTTGTCCATCATACGCACGGCTGTACGTACAGTGTCCTCGAGTTTCTTATGGTCGATCTTGAAGTCCCTCGTGAGTAGTGCACATAGGTTGATCGAACCGAGGAGACAGGCACCGTAGGGAGGCAGTGGTTGTTCCCCACAAGGGTTAGTTGCAGCGATGGTCTCACAGTAGTTCAAGTTGTTCATCTTGTTGATGCGATCGATGAACAGAACACCGGGTTCAGCGTAGGCGTAGGTCGCCATCATGATCGTATCCCACAGGTTGCGGGCCTTGACCGTCTTGTAGACCTTACCTTTGAACTTGAGGTTGAAGTCACCGTTCTCACGGACTGCCTTCATGAACTCGTCGGTACACATCACAGACAGGTTGAAGTGACGCAACCGCGCAGTGTCGTGCTTTGCAGCGATGAACTCTTCGATGTCAGGGTGATCGCACCGCATAGTAGCCATCATAGCACCCCGACGTGCACCTGCAGACATGATAGTCTTGCACATCGAGTCCCACACATCCATGAACGTGAGTGGACCTGAGGCATCTGCGGCAACACCTTTGACCTCGGCCCCTTTAGGACGGATTGTCGAGAAGTCGTAGCCGATACCACCACCTTGCTGCATGGTCTGAGCGGCCTCTTTGAGCATCTGAAAGATACCCCCGAGGTCGTCTGGGATGGTTCCCATGACAAAGCAGTTGAAGAGGGTTACGTTTCGAGATGTCCCTGCACCGGCTGTGATACGTCCAGCGGGGATGAACTTGAAGTCGGATAGGGCTTGGTAGAACTCATGAGCGTGTTCCTCGCGTACCTGAGAGGCCTCAGCGGAAGCTAGTGACTCCGCAATACGTGACCATGTGTCGTACACTGTCTTATCGATAGGTGTACCGTCGAACTCCTTCATACGGTACTTAGCGTCCCAGATTTGTTC